CGAAGCGTGTCGCCTAGTGTTGTTTGATTCTGCAACGCTTCTGGGCCACGACCTGGTCCTGTGCTTAGACCATCAGTAACGGGCAAAGCTGGATTATCGTCAGGCGCAGTAAGAATGCCGCCCATGCCCGAAAGAAAAGCCATTGCTTCTTCGGGTGCCATGCGTGGGCGCGGCTGGGGTGCGGCTTCAACTTGTGTGGCAGGCTGTTGCTGAACACTAGGAACTGTAGGAGCCGGAACCGCAGGAACTGGCATGGCTTGCTGTAGGGCTTCCTGCTCGCGAGCACGACCGTACTGTTGGCCAGTCATTGCCTGAACCGGCTGAGCTGGAGTTCCAGCTGCAGTCTTTCTACTGCGAGGCATTACGCCCCCTGTCCCATCGCTTGAAGAATCTGAGCCATCTGTGCGCGTCGATCAGGTGCCATTGTTGGACGAGCCTGACCAGGCGGAGCCTGCATGGCCATCATCTGTTCAGGCGGCGCAGCCATTCCAGGCATAGTTTCTGGAGCCGCAGCCATTCCCGGAGGCGGCTCGGGGGCTTGCGTGGCTTGGCGGGCGCGCATTTCCTCGTCTGCTTTAACCACAGCATCAAAAATGTCGAGTCCGTCTGCAACGTATTTCTTAATGAGTGCGGATGCCACCAACGGCAATTCTCCGGTAAGCAACTTTTGGAGAATGGACTGGCGAAGTGCCTCATCAAAGTCTTCATCGTGGACCAGCCTTTCTTCGGCTTCAGGGTCGTCGATGTACGGGTGCATTGCCCGGAATGTCTTTCCGGAAATAGCCTTAGCACCACGTAGGGAACCGAGGATCTGTGTCTGTTGAATGACGTCTGCCCCAGGCAAATTGTAGGACACGGTGTTGTCCGTTGTCTCAATGTGTTCTTTGGGTGTGAACTCAACAATTCCCTTGTCACCAGGCCAGCCTGAGTACATCGAGAACTTCTTGTCCGGCCAATACGCCTTGTAGGTCTCAAGAATCACCGCATTCAGATGGGGGAGCCACGCTTCCGAGATTTCATGAAGCTCTTGAATTCTCGGGTCAAGAGCCATACCGGTAAGAGCGTCGATACCACGACCAGTGCGCAGAGCACCATAAGTCTCTCCGCCAAACTGGGGCAGTAGTCCGGTGGAAGTTCTGAAGTTTCGCTCAAGCCGGTCAATGATCTGTGTTGTACGAACATCGGGCGTAGATCGAATTTGGCCGATGGACTCCACGTCTTGGAGCAGGTTGATATCTCCCTCTCGTCCATCTTTCCAGGTCCCTCCAATAATTCGTGGCATACCGCCCGAACGCCCAATGGCATACATGTCAGGCCAAATGGCCTTTTCCTGAGCCAAGATATCCAAAGCCATTAGTCGTGCCTGGAGATCAACATTGCCCAGCATGGAACCGATTCGACTGGCGATACGACCGAGGCTGACATTGTGTGGAACAACGGCGGGTGAAGCGCCAACGCGATTGGGGTAGGCCGGTGACAACTGCTGCCAAGGGGTAATCCAAGGCCGCTCATTGCTCATTCGGCGGTCATCCCAAACTGGACCAATAATGCCGAACACAGTCTGGTCGAGGTCGTACCATTCCACGCAGTCCCACAGCTCGCGCAGATCGTGGGAGTGAATGGGACCGCCATTTTCCTGACGGGACTGGGGATAGACCCGACGCAAATACTCAGCTGAGTGGCGGGTTACAAATGCTACGTACTCTGGCTGTCGGAGTTCTTCGTTGGCCTGGGGTTCGACGTAAGTGCCGAGCGGGTCTCGGACTTCGATCTTGGGAAGGCCCGTCTGAAAGTCGGGGAGGACAACAAGAGAGCAAGTGTGGTAGGCAGCCAACTGCCGGTAGTAACGGCGACGCGCAAGGTTCCACTTGGAATTGTGGTACGTCGCCGCGACGATCTTCCTGCGCTTTTCGGCATACTCTCGTGACCTCCTTCCTCGGTCTTTGTTCGGATCGATTGCTGGGAAAATGTTGACGGGGCGGACCGAAGCAGCGCGCATTGCCATGTTGTCCACAGCGTCAGCAATCAAGGCTGGGGTCAGGGGTGGTAGATTGGGTTCTTTGTCAATGTCAGGAAGCGGAAGCACCCAGTCGCCGTCATAACGATCAAGAATGTCTTTCATACGATTCAGCACGGGACCCTGCTGAATCTGCAAATCCTTGACAATGTTCACAATTTCGTTGAAGGACCTCAAATTTCCGCTCCTAACGGGATAACGAGACCTGCCCGTGTGCCGCGCCACGGGATTCCAGATCTCTGCCACATATTATCCCCAAGGTTTTCCACAGGCTGCTTCCACCTCTGTCGCCATAAAATCCACACAAACCATAGTGCCATGACCCTGTCCTGGCGCAGTTTGTTACCCCTGGCTCCTGGGCGCCAGGCTTTGAGCTGCTTAACCAGCTCCCCCATCTCAGAGCGAGTGTAATCGTCCCCAGCCCACGGAATCACGATTTCTTTCCGCAAGAAACTTTCACACATTGACGCTACGCCTACGGACTCGTCGTATTTGTTCCAGCCCGTAAGGTGTTCGCGCATGGCAAAGCCGTAGTGTTCTTGCATTTCCTGCAGGCGTTCGTCTCGCGCAAGACCAGCCTGGAAGTTCTTGGTTTCAATGACAACGTCGGTGACTCGGCCTGTCAAATTGCAGGACATGACCACCGAGTTCAGTGCTTGCATAATCTGTTCGTTCCGCCGAAAACCCACGTCTTCCCTGATCCGACGGATAATCAACTGCCCTTCTGGCGACACTTCGCAGGCAATAACGCAATTGTTTGAGCCGAGGGCGGGGTCAAGACCAATGTAAACAATTGAGTCCATGGGAATGTCGTGGGTCAGCGACATAAGTGGGTTCAGGCAACCATCGACCATTTCGTCCGTAAATGTGCGGTTAGCGTTCGAGGATCCCGGCGACTGCATGTAGTTGCGGTCCCACGCTTCTTGACCCACCTTGCGGCGCTGGCGATCGAGCATGTCAAGCGTGTACCGCTCTGGCCACAAAGGTTTTTCCTCACCAGTGTCATAGTCGGTCATAATGGCTTTGAACCGAATGACTTTAAGGATTCCGTCAAGAGCTTCGTCCTCGGCAAGGCGACTATAAATGTCGTCCTCATGAACTCGGGTGCCAGCGATAGTGGTAATGCCGTGTTCGCCTGGGCGAGTTAATGCGTCCTGGCGAAACCAATCCTCAATTTTGTTGGTCTGGCTAGCAGTTTTAACGGACTGAATGTCATCAATATGTAGGTGGTCGGTGCGGGTTGAAACGATAGAAGACCCAACACCTAGTGCCATCATGGTGTAGTCGCGCTCATCGTGAGTTGACTTCTTGTAAACATTAAAATAGTCAGCTCCCCAAGGCTGGGACACTTTGCCCTGGCCTAAACCAACCGGGGGTCGAAATGGCCCCCACCGCTCGACGTACCGAGGGAACGGACCACCTGGCTCCATACGGGCCTTGACGCGGCCAATGATCTTGCGGGCAATCATCTGGTTTTCCGATGCGACGGTCTGTCGTCGATCGGGATGCAAAGCCACCATCTCCGACACGTAGTTTTCGTACGTTGTCGTTTTGCCATGCTCGGGCGGCCACAGCGCCATCAAGATATTTCCAGGTGGGAGTTGCTCTAGTTCCTGGAGAAATACAAGCTGAAACCACGAATATTCCATGCCAAAAAACTCTTTGGCAAATGAGGCATGGGTACCGTTGTACTCACCGGCTTCTGAGGCTTCGCGGGCCCGAATGCGATCCACCTCAGCAGCAAACCGTTTATCTCGTTTGCGCCACTGACGATACGCTTCGTAGGTAACCCCCACAATTTTAAGGGCTTCCTGAAGGTCAACATTTGCCTGGATTAACTGGCAGAATTGCTGCTGCCTCGCTACCGCCCGTGAATGATTGGCGTTAGCGGCAAGAATTTTCTTGATCGGCTGGGGTTCACTCATCCGAAATTTCGGCTGTTTCGGTTTCATCCGAAACTACAGCCTGCTGAACAATTGCCTGCAGCATGGCAATCTGCTGTGCCTGCTGGGCAATGGTCTGCATCAGACTTTCAACAATCTTGTCGGGGTCGATGTTCTGGGTAGCCATGGTTCCTCCTAATCAAGCCCGAGTTCTTCACACCGAGCTGTGATGTTTTTATCATAAAATGCTGCGATTTCCGCAACATTGCGCTGGATCAGATCATTCTGCTGGCGTTGTGCAGTATGCCCTCCAATGTGCTGTTTGTACAACAGCTGGGGAATATGAACCATCCGGGTTTCTAAGAACGTGCGGACGCAAAGATCATAATCATCAGCAATAGTCCACTTAGGATTGTGACCATTCAAACCCCTGTATACATCAGCTCGCCATGCACGAACATGGTTAGGTGCGGAAACAATATGTCGAATAGTTGTTGAGTTGATTGGTGGTGCGGACATGACCCAACATCCATAGTCATCCGACCAATAATCGGAGCCATAACCAAACGCCCAACCCTGGGGATATCGGCCCGATAATCCATTGGGGAGGATCTCGCACCAGTCGGAATAAACAAACCCAATCTGTGGATTGTCAAACGCCGCCCAAACCTCAGCCAAACAATTTGGGGTCAACTCATCGTCATGGTCGAGCTCAACAATGATGTTTCCTTCAGAAACCATAGATGCCCGCCGTTTAAGTTGGCCAATTGAACCTGAGTGGACATGCGACTTGTGAATAGAAACTCGATACCGTTCATCAGCTGCGTAACCATACAACTGCCGCCAAACATCATATGAATTGGGCGTGTCGTCCCATACAACCCATTCCCAATCTGTGAAGGTTTGAGCTCTTAAGGATGCCCACGTTCGCGCTAAAATTTCAGGTGGCGTTTTATAAGTAGGTGTAATAATTGAAATCAAATTTGTCTCGTAGCAGGTTGTGAGCTTCGATGGCGATCCAGCAGCACAGCACCAGGCTGGTTAGCAGAATCAGGCCGACGAACTTCATTCTGTTGCGTGGATAACGCGATTGATTGCTCCACCTGCTGCAAATGTCAAGTCGGGTCGAGCGGCCGCAATCTGCTCAAAGTACGGTTCCATAGAAGGCGTTGCCATCCACCAAAATGTTTGTGTTGGCTGACTGACAAGTTGATAAAACTTGTTAAGGAAACCTAAAATAGTTTCTTGATTTCGGTGTTCCTTTTCCACCACGAACAAGATCGCTTTGTTCCAGCCATCTTCGATCAAATAGTCAGCCCAACCTGCTGTTTGTCCATCAATAGTTTTCATTACGACTCGCTGAACTAGCCGAGATGGATTGTTAGGAAAGTAAATGTGTGGGCAGGCAACCTGTTCGTAGGTGTAGTTACTCATTGGTTACTCCTGGCATTACAAGACCACTAATACTCATTTCCAGTTCGTTGACAAGTAGTTCATCAGGGGTAAATGGATTGCCCGTTATCGGGTTTATCCCATCGGGGCAAACCCAATCAAAGTTGTCATTGAGTGTAAACCATGGCGCAGGTTGTGGTGCGATGAATACGTCGGCTGTCGGATTGTAGGTGTATCCGATGCCTGCGTATTGTTTGCGGATTCGATGGTTATAGGAAGTTTGAATCCACCGACCACCTAGTTGTAAATCATCGCGCAAGAACTCTTCTCCACGATGTTCCTGTTCATCGGGAACGACAAGAACTTGAACGACAACATTATCGGCGTCTATTTGTGCGAAGTGTGCCATTATGCAAGATACCTAATAATTACGATTCCAGAACCGCCTGAGCCGCCGCTTCCCTGACCGCCACCACCGCGATTGGCTGTGCTTCCACCGCCTGAACCATTCGCTCCGCTGCCAGAACCGCCATCTGTTCCAGCACTTCCACCGCCGCCACCACCCCCAGCGTATGTTACTGACGACCCGCTGTATGAACTGGACGCACCGTTTCCTCCTGCTCCGCCAGGGCCACCTTGATATCGGGTATCGCTGCCACCACCAGCACCTCCACCGCTTTTACCGCCGCCGCCACCCGCGCCGCCACAGCCAGCACCAGCCTTAAAGACATATTGGCCGTAGCCGCCTGCGCCGCCGCCGTTACCTTCGCCACTAGTTCCCGCGCCGCCAGCCCCACCTTGGACAGGGTTTGGGGAACTTCCACCACCGCCACCGCCACTGCCACCAGAACTTCCCGCGTTGGTGCCACCCCCAGCGCCACCTCTTCCACCACCAGAAGTTGAAATTAAACTGCCAACAGAAGAACCACTACCGCTAGCATTTTGGCCGCCGCCGCCACCAATCGTAACAGTGTATGAAGTTGCCGAAACTGAAATCCCAGCAGTTTCTTTCATTCCACCGCCACCGCCGCCACCGCCACCACTTGTTACACCACTAGAAATCCCAGAAGAACCAGCGCCACCACCACCAGCAACACAGAGAATGTCTACCGTTGAATTGGGCGGAGCCGAAGAAATAGTAAATGTTCCCGACGATGTAAATGTGTGAATCTTGTATAGACCGCTAGTTGTTTCCGTACCGCCAGTAGCAATAATCTTTGTTGCTCCGCCACCAAAGCCATAGCCGCGAGCCGCCGCATTACCACGAGTACCAATAGTCGGCATACCGAAACCTTACTTGAACTGGGACTGGGAAGCGAACACTGTGTAAGTCGGCGTCGCAGCAGTCTTGACAATCACATAGGTGTAAATGTCAATCGCGCTAGCGTTACCGCCAGTCGGAGCCGTACCACCCTGCCACTTAGGTGTAATAGTCGAACCGTCCACCTGGAAAGTGCTGGGCCAGTAGGCGGTCGTACCGTTCGTATTCGCCCACACAACCGTAATCGAATCGCCCACCGCAAGCAGGCTTGACAAAGTAGTGGAACCATCGCCACGAACATTCACCGTATGGTTTGCTGAGGCGTTGCTCGTGTAATACCAAATCGAGGCGGTTAGCACATCAAAGTTGATTGTGCCGGTAGCTGCTGACGCAACAATGTTCCAATTTTCCTCGGTACGATCCAAGATCGCGCCGTTGATGTTCGGAGTTGTCAACGTCAAGCCAGACAATGTTGCAGACCATTGAACACCAGTTGTTTGTCCCGAAGCTGCAACAAGAACCGTGTCATTGGCTCCTACGGCTAAACGCGACAGTGTGTTGTCGGCGGTCCCAAGAAGCAAATCGCCCTTGGCATCGACAATTGTTGCAGGATCAGGGCCGGCTGCCCCCTGAGCTCCCTGCGGTCCTTGTGCTCCTTGAGTGCCAGTAGCACCTTGCGGTCCCTGTGCGCCGGTAGATCCCGTGTCGCCCTGGGGTCCCTGCGGCCCCTGTGAACCAGTCGCACCAGTTGCGCCTTGTGGACCAGTATCTCCTTGGGGGCCGGTTGCACCTTGCGCTCCCTGTGCACCTTGCGGTCCAATGTCTCCCTGGGGACCTTGTGGTCCAGTTGTTCCAGTAGAGCCAGTTGCGCCCTGTGCTCCCTGTGGGCCAACGTCGCCTTGCGGTCCCTGTGGCCCAACTGCGCCCTGGGGCCCAATATCACCCTGTGAACCTGTTGCCCCTTGAGAACCTTGTGGTCCAGCTACTCCTTGAGGACCAGTTGCGCCCTGTGCACCCTGTGGGCCTTGCGGTCCTGCAGTTGCTACAGCAACAATGATGTTGGTGTCGTTAGCAAAACCAGTTGCTCCATCGCCACCAGAACTTACATACGTAACCGGAATTTCGACGTATCCGGTTTGCATGGTCGGGGTACCGCTGACGTCAAACTTTTGATAGTCATTGGAATCAGTTGAATCCTGTATGACTATTGTTGTTTCGCTGGTAATTAACGCTAGAAAAATATCGAGGTCGTTGCCGTGACGATCGAGATGTGAAATGTTGAGTTGCGTTGCGTTCGTCTGGGTTGCCTGGTTGTAAATCAGATAACTAGAACCAGGATCTCCACTTGTCGTACCAGTCTTGATCTTGTAGTCATAAAAAC